AAAAATTTCGGGCCATTTTTTACGCCAGAGGTCGCTCAAAACGACCTCTTTTTTTATGGCGAAATTATGCGTGGATTTTCTGTTTTTTTAAGACTGTCATTTATAAATTGTCTGGATTCCTTGTATTCCATGATATTTTCAAAATCTTCTAAAAACGCATTTAAGTATGACTGTTTTAAAATATTAATATTTCTCTTTGCGTCATTTAAGTTTGTCTCATGTGTAAGAAACGTAAATTCAGTTATTTGTGTTTCCGTTCTTAAAACACCATTATCTAAAAATGTAATTGAATGATTTTCTGGAACTATTAGACCCTCTGGTTGAATTAATTTTCCATTTGCAGTTCTGATGAGTTTAGTTTCATAATGATGAGTATTTGATAACTGTTCAGATGTGTATTTTTCATTCAAATAAGTTAAAAAATCTTGATTGCCCATTGGCCACTCATCTCTTACATGAATAATATTATTAGTTGTTAAGATTACCCAATCTAGTGCAGAATCACCATAGAAATTATATGCGACTTGATCTGGTCTTTCATCACCAATCACAGAATATTTTGTGAATGCTGTGAGTTCGTTAAAAATATCATCACGAATAACTGCTCTTTTAAAAAGATTTTTTACAATTTGATAATCATAAACGGATGTTCTATTATTATCTAATGATGGATAATCAAGATCTGGAAGATGTCTAAAATAACTATTTGGGGATTTTGAATATGTCATACTAATAACCTACACTATTTTCTGGAGTATCCAATTGATCTGATTGATAAATCGGTCTAAGTTCAGTGAAGTTAAGATCCATCTTAACTGCAACTGGTTGCGAATCTCGATAAGCAGACCAGTATCCATTTGGAGCATAATCAACGTTCATTGTTGTGAGTGCAAGACCGCCTGGATTAAATAAGTTAGCTGTTGGTATTACGTCCTTTTTGCCTGGCCCATTTTTATATTCTAATGTGAATATATCAGGAGCTTTCAAAAAGGTAGTATTTCTAAACTTTGGAGCCATACCAACTTTTAATAGTCGAATAATTCTTCTAATTTCTTCACCCTCTTTTTGACTTCTTGCTATCATTAAAAAACTAAAAGCAAAATCTCTTATGGAAGGGCCTTGAAATAACATCTCTGCATTAGGATTTAAAACTCGACCATCTGTTCTCGCCAAATATGTATCTGTATCTACACTGACGCCTGGTATCATACTCATCATTCCAGTTACCGCCTGCACTGTCAATGCTTGACCTATCGCACCAGCACCACCACTTGTGAAGTCTCCACGACCATCTTGAAATTTCTTTTTTAAATCTGCTATCGCGTCCGCTGATTTTTTACCAGTTAAAGCGCCACCAAGAAAAGGGCCTCCTACAGGTGATAAGACCTTATCTGTAACACCTAAAGCTGCAAGACCAGTTGAGTTGATTTCTCCCTTTCCCCATGATGCAGCATTTACATCTGTTGCCTTTGGCATTGGTAGTATGATTGTTCCAGCTGGATCACTACCCCTTACACTATCACCAGCTACATTTTCTATAGGAATAAAAACTCTTCTCTCTGCATTTCCAGCCTCTTTACTTCTAACTCCCTTACTTTGATTAATATCGGGTCTTCTATATAAGTATCTTGTTATTTTCAAATGGTCTTGTTGTAAATCAATATCCAAAGGATATGCGTGAATCATCGCCGTCTCTTTTTTACCAAAAACTCCTTTCTCTGTGTTAGTATATGTACCACCTTGTTTATTACCTGTATTTGATGATGAATATTGAGCAATGGTTGCGACTCCGCCAGCTGATATGAAACTTCTATTGTTAAAACTTTTATTATTTCTTGTGTAAAGATTTGACATCTCCTCATCAGGAGCTCTCTCAAGTTTTTCTAAATTCACATAAGACTCTTTATTTCCCTTGAACTTATTAATATTATATGCGTTCAATGCCTCCTCGCTAGTGATAGCTTGTTCAAAATCGGTTGTGCCTGGTTCAACAGGTTTAACATTACCATTTGAAAGTCTTTCATTCACTCCAACAATTTGATTGTCGGAGTTAAAACTAAAAACAGCTTGACTTCCTTCGCCGAAAGAAACACCTGTGATTGTATATGGTCTGCTTTTTTTCTCTGACATTAAACTTTGTTGTAAATTCGATCTCTTGGAACTGGAATACCTCTCATATCAACGAATCTTTCAGTCGGTAATTGTGCAACATCCGACCATTCACTATTAGGAATACGATATGGCGTTCCTCTCACACCTGTATAGAGATATTTATGTAGAGTTCGAGGAGGAACCGCAACTGCACCCTGAGCAGAGTTATTTAGTAAGCTTATTGCTAATTCGTCTCTTTGAGTCAATCGAACATAATGCAGATTACACCCTAAGAAACCACCTGTTCGCATTTCAATCACATATGTTAATGGATACATGTCATAATATGGTTGTTTTGTCTGTGCCGAGTATGTGAAAAAATACATTTCGCCAGGCGCAAATCCAGCGGTATCTGCATAATCAGTTTCAAATCTTGTCGATCCAAGTTCCTCAAGTAATTGACTCCTAAAATAATCCTCATTCACCTGATCACTGACTTTATTTAAGATGTTCTGAAGAATACTCATCGGATTCCTAATTCTTTTTCAGTCATAATCTTGAACTCTAATTTACGATCATCACAAAATTCTCTTGCTGCTTTCCACTTCGCCTGATTCTTGGCATATGTCATTGACTCATTAATCAGAGTTTTTCTTGATTTTCCTTTTGTTGCCTTTGGTTCTTTTGTTTCTCTCATTGGTTTCACTTCAATCACTGATCTACGAATATTACTGTCTTTGTCTTTGTATTTAATAAAAAAGTCGGGAAAATATCTACGAACACGATTTGTTGTTGGATCTTTATAGGGTATCCAAAATTCTTCCGATGCCCATTCAAGTATATTTTCATTCAAATCACAGTAATTCATGAATTTTCTTTCCCAAAGAGATCGATAAACTATGTTTTTTGAGTCTCCCTTGTACTTTTTGGGATTAGAAGGCCTATATATTCCTTTATAGCTCATATATAGTAATAACAACTAAAGTTTATTTATCGTGGTACAAAATACTTTATTTCCAAGATCAGGTCAAATATTTAAGGGAAGTGTCGATAAAGTTCGAGATACGATTGCACGGCCGTCTCTTGATACGTTTTATCAAGTTAATTTTTCATTTGGAAATTGGCAAACGTGGTTAGGAAGAGCTCCGAATGGAAATAGAACTCAAGGTAAGGATTTCATGGAGAAGATGTCTTTATTATGCACACAAGCTGAACTTCCAGGCACAGATTTTGTTCCCTCAACTGCAACTGGTCATCGTCAAGGTATAACGGAATCATTTCCAAATCTTAGAAATTTTCCTCCGTTGAATCTTGTTTTTTATTGTGATGCAGATCAAGTGATATTAGAAGTTTTAGAAAGTTGGATGTCATATATCAACCCAGTTTTTACAAATCATAGACGTAGAAATGCTTATTCAAGATTTAATTATCCAGAAGATTATAAGGAAATTTTACACGTTACAAAATTTGAAAGGGATACATTTATAAAAGAATCAAGAGCCTCTAGATATAAATCTCATATGACACAATATGAATTTGTAAATGTTTGGCCACAAAATTTAACATCAATGAGAGTTGCCTATGGTGATTCAAATGTGTTAAGATGTAATATACAGTTTGCATATGATAGATTCTTTACATCCTTTACTAAAAAGGGAGATTATAAGTTTGCTGTTCTGAACACAGCTGAAACTAGTCAAGCAAAAGAATTTAAAGAATTAAGAAGGGTATTTCCTCCTGATGTTCCTGATTCTAGCGTAAAAGAAATTCAAAACCAAGTTGGAAATCAAGCTGGAAAACTTCCTGGCAGTAACGTATATGATTTTACCACTATGTAATATCAACTAAATAAAACACTGAACAATAAATTATGCCATTACCAACCATTGAAACTCCAACCTATGAGTTAAAACTACCTTCGTCAAATAAAAAAGTTAAGTATCGACCTTTTCTTGTTAAAGAGGAGAAAGTTTTAATTATTGCATTAGAATCAAAAGATTCAAATCAAATTACTACTGCTGTAACTGAGGTGTTAAGGAAGTGTATTTTAACAAAAGGAATTACTGTTGATGAACTTCCAACTTTTGATATTGAGTATCTATTTTTAAATATTCGTGCTAAATCAATCGGAGAGGATATTAAACTTACAGTGACATGTCCTGATGATGGTGAAACAAAAGTTCCAGTTACAATATATGTCGATGAAATTAAAGTTCAGAAACAAAAGGGACATACAACTGATATTGTTTTAGATGATAGTATGACTCTTCGGATGAAATACCCATCATTGAGTCAATTTATCGAAAATAATTTTGATACAAATGTTGAAGCTGAAGCTATTGTGAATCAAACATTTCAAATTGTCTCTGATTGTTTAGATGTAATTTATACTGGTGAAGATGCATGGGAGGCAAAAGATTACACTCCACAAGAGAGAATGGATTTTGTGGAACAATTGAATTCAAGTCAGTATAAAAAGGTAGAAAACTTTTTTTCAACAATGCCAAAACTTTCACACACTATTGAAGTGGTAAATCCAAACACAAAAAAGAAAAGTAGTGTTGTTCTGGAGGGGTTATCTGATTTTTTCGCTTAAGTATTGCAAGAGAGGATCTTGAATCCTATTTCCGTATCAATTTTGCTCTCATGCAATACCATAAATATAGCTTGACGGAACTTGAAAATATG